CCAGCTGGCAGAGGCGCTTGCCGAGTACGAGGCTTTGTATGGTCGTGATGTCGGACGCGCTCATTTCGAGCAAGAGTATATGGTGTCCTTCAACGCGGCAATCTTGGGCGCCTTCTACGGCCTCGAGATGGCCGACGTGCGGAACGAAAGCCGCATCGTGCCGATCGAGGCGCTGCCGGGAATTCCGGTTCACCGATCCTGGGACTTAGGAACGCGCGACGACACTTCGATCTGGTGGTATCAGCAAGTCGGCGCGCAACTGTATATTTTGGATCATTACGCTGCCAGTGGCGCGGGCGTCGAACACTACGCCGAGGTCATCGAGCAAAGAAGGAATCTGCACGGCTGGCGCGACGGCAATGATTATGTGCCGCACGACGCCAAGGTGATGGAGTGGGGCTCCGGGCGAACCCGCGTCGAGACGATGATCGAGTATGGCCTGCACCCGATGCCGATTCCGCGGGTGTCGTTCGATGACGGCATTAACGCCGCCCGGCAGACGCTGCCGTTATGCGTGTTTCATCCGCGCTGCGAGGAGGGCGGCATTAGCGCGCTCGAGCAGTACCATCGCGAGTGGGACGAGGAGAAGAAGGCGTTCCGCGCCAATGCCACGCATGATTGGACGAGCCATCCGTGCCTTGTTGGCGAGACGCTGATCGAGACGGCGCGCGGCGCAATCCAGATCAAGGACGTTGCCGTTGGCGACATGGTGCAAACGCCGGCTGGATTGGCGCGTGTACTGGCGGCAGGCCCAACTAAGCAAGCCGATGAGCTAGTCGAGGTGACGCTTGCCGACGGCCGCAAAATATGCGGCACGCCGCAGCATAAAGTGTTCACCGAGCGTGGCCTTCTAGAGCTGGATACGTTAAGATACTCCGATGTTATTTTGTCGGAGGAGTCAGAGCTATGGCGACGGGCCCTGTTGTATTCAAAGGAAAGAAATTCAGGTTTTCGGGGCGCTACTATCGCGGTTCTGGATACGGTATCGAGCGATACCTTCATCGCGCGATTTGGCAGGATGCTCACGGCTCAATTCCAGAAGGCTATGACGTTCATCACCTCGACGGTGATGGTGCCAACAACGAATTATCTAACCTTGAACTTTACGAAAGCCGCGCCCACGCCCGGCATCACACAAAGGAGCGAATTGCGCGCGGCGAGCTTAAACCACCAAGCAAGCTTGCCTTGGAACGCGCCGCTGAATGGCACGCCTCTGAAGCGGGCCTTGCGTGGCACAGCAAGAACGGTAAGCGCGCTTGGAAAGCGCGCGAATGGCATCTTCTCAGCTGTCAGGAGTGCGGTCGCGAGTATCGTTCACCCTATCCGACGCGATCCAAGTTCTGTCATCTTAATTGCAAGATGGCGGGCCTGCGAAGGCGGCGAGGAAGGGCCGTTGGTGTACGACCTAACAGTCGAAAAACACCACTGCTATCTGGCAAACGGCATCCTGGTTAGTAACTGCGACTCTTTCCGATACCTCGCTTTATCCTGGCGGCCATTGCCGCCGCGCAAGCTGCGCGTCAACGGGCCGATGACCGGCGACACTGGCTGGCGTATTCCGCCGGTGCGGGAATACAATGAACGCTGGCGCGGAGGTATCGAGCTATGAACGAGGCCGAGCTTGAGCAGGCGGCCAAGAAAATCGTTAATATCTGCCTTGGCCTGCCGACACCCGACGACGCCTGCACCGTACTGGCGACGGCGATTCAGCTCGTTTCCTGCATGGCGACGGAAAGCCGCAACGGCGCGCTAAAGCGCAACGCCAGGCTCTTGCTGGAGATCCAGAAGCAGCTCGCTCTCAATTACGACGCCTACATGCACGCCCTTACTCAGGCCGCGAAAGAGACGGGGGTGGTGATTTGGTTGGACTGCGAGCCGCCGCCGAAAAACAAGAGCGACAAGACCAAGCATTAGCACTATGCTTTCGCGTATCGGGCATCCTTTAAGTTACGGTCGAGGGTGCCCGCATGGCCGCAGACGGCAGCAATCCGCCTAACGAAGACGACATTCGGCACGATGACGCTGAGTTCAATCCAGCGGTCGAGCCGAAAAGCTCGCTGGCGTGGATCAACTTGCTGACCGAGAGCGAGAAAGCGTTCGAAACCTGGAACGACACTTGCGACCGTGTCGAGAAGCAGTACGCGAGCCTGGAGAAGCTGGGCAAGAACGGCGACGGCCGCTCCCGCGAGTATCAGATGTTCTGGGCCAATTGCGAGGTCATGAAGCCGAGCATCTATGCCCGCTCGCCGGTGCCGGTGGTGGTGCCGAAGTTTCACGATCAGCGACCTGTTTACCAGCAAGCCAGTGAACTCGCAGAACGCTGCACGGTAGTCGCCTTCGACCTGGCGCGCATCAACGATCTGATGACCCAGGTGCGTAACGACATCGCCTTGATCGGCCGCGGCGTGGCTTGGTGCCGCTACGAATCTGGCCGCGGCAAGAGCTACTACAAGCACGAAAAAGTCTGCATCGATTTCAAACACCGCCGCGATTTCCTGCACTCAGTATCGCGCACCTGGGAGGAAGTGAGCTGGGTGGCGGCGGCGAGCTATCTGACGCGCACCGAGGCCCGCGAGCGGTTCTACAAGCACTCTGGCGATGCCTACCAGAACGCCGAGTACAAGGTCGACAAAGACAAGAAGGAGATCGGCGGCGCCGACGCCAGAGAGCGCGCCCAGTTCTGGGAGATCTGGCACAAAGGCGAAGAGCGCGTGCTGTGGGTCGCCAAGGGCTGCGAGGAGATCCTCGATGAGGACGATCCGCACCTTGATTTGTTGCACTTCTTTCCCTGCCCGAAGCCGGCCTACGGTACTTGCCAGCCCGGCTCGCTGGTGCCGGTGCCCGACATGGCCCAGTACAGGGATCAATTAGATGAGGTGAACCTCCTAACCGATCGCATCCACGCGCTCTCCGACGCGCTCGAGGCCAAGGGCTTCTACCCCAGCGGCGGCGCCGAGATTGGCGAAGCGATTCAGGCCGCGGTGGAGAACCACACGCCCGGCAGAATGCTGGTTCCCATTGCAAATTGGGCGGCTTTCGGCGGCACCAAGGATGTGGTCATTTGGTTGCCGATCGAGGCCATCGCGGCGACCATTCAGGCTTGTGTGGCGCTACGCAAGGAGATCATTGCCGATATTTACCAAATCATGGGCCTTAGCGACATTATGCGGGGCTCGACCAATCCCAACGAGACGCTGGGCGCGCAGCAGCTCAAGAGCGAGTACGGCGCCACTCGTATTAGAGACAAGCAACAGGAACTAGTGCGGCTAGCGCGCGACTTGGTCGAGATTACGCTCGAGATCATCACCGAGAAATTTGCCGACAAGACCATTGTCGAGATGTCGCAGACCGATCTGCCGACGCGGGCAATGTCAGAGCAAGAGATCAATTCGATCTACCAGGACTTGGAGCAGAAAAAGCAGCAGATGCAGATGATGCTGCAATCCCCGCAAGTGCAGCAGCAATTGCAGCAGAATCCGCAAATGGCCGAGCAGATCAAGGGCCCGGTTCAGCAAGTGATCGCGTCGGCGCAGAAAGCCATCAAGAAGATCTCCGAGAAGCCGACGATCGAGCAAGTGCTGGGGTTCCTGCGCGATAGCCGGATTAAGAATTTCGTTCTCGATATCGAAACCGACAGCACGATTCAGATAACGGAAGAGACTGACAAGAAGCGCACTACCGAATTCATTGGCGTGCTGGCGCAGCTATTGCCGCAGCTGTCGCAGATGATCATGGCCGACGCGCAAACCGCTCCGTTCGCCGGCGAGCTGTTGAAGTTCGCCACCAAGCCGTTCCGCGCCGGCCGTTCGCTCGACGGCGCGATCGATAACCTGGTCGAGCTGATGAAGTCGAAGGGCGAGCAGCAGAAGCCGCCGGATCCGACCACGCAAGCGATGCAGACCCAGCTCCAGATCGAAACCATGAAGAACGAGACGGCGAAGTCGAAGGTACAGGCCGACGCCGCGCTGCAAACCCAGAAGCTCAAGCAGGACCAGCAACAGCACGAACAGAAGCTCGCCAACGATCGCGCCATCAAGCAGATGGAGCTGCAAGCCAAGGCCGGCGACGACCAGGCCAAGACCCAGGTGCAGAACCAGAAGGCGATGGAATCGAGGGAAGCCCACCAGGCCCACATGCTGGAGAAGGGCCAGGACATGGAGCTCAACCGGCAGAAGGCCGATCTCGCGGTGCAGGCGCACGAACACAAACAGGCCGACATGGCCAACCGCGCCGCCGAGCGATCGGCAGCGGCGGCGTTTAAGTTAACGAATCCGCCGAATGGGGGAGGGCCGATCTGATGCCGGCCTATCCCCGCGACGATGAGCAGGCTTTCCTTGAGGAACAGCGCCTCAAGGAAAGACTGTTCGGCCGCACTCAAGGCGTTAAGAGTCACGACTACGGCCCGCAGCTTTTGGATCAGCAAAACCGCGCACTGACCCAGCGCGAGGATGCAGTACTGTCGCCGCCGGTTGCCAACGACATCCGCTGGCGCTCGATGGGGGCACCGCCGACAATGGGCGAGCTGGCGGCGCTCGACCGCTACGGCGTCCAGCCGGGCGTCGTTGGTCAGCCGCTGCCGCAATACGCTGTCGATCGAACGCTGCGCCAAGTTGGCCCCGGCATGCCGGAAGGCGAAGCGCGCAGCTACAACCGCTTTCCTGATGCTGCCAGCGAACATCAGCGCCCGCCGCCGGTGCCGCCGTCATTGCAGAATCTGCCAGACTGGGCGACCGAGCAGCAAGGCACCCCGGAATTCTGGTTGCACCCGTCGCCTGCCGACCGCGAGGTCGACGCATGAGCAACGCCTACGACTATCAGGAAGACCCCGAGCTATCCGGCAAATTCGTCACCATGGGCGAAGGCGCGGCCGTCGATCGCTATGACGAGCCCACGGCGCGCATCGTGGTACGGCCGCCGTCAGTCGTGCGCCTGCCCGAGCAGGAAGACACCCGCATGTCGGACGCTCTGGTCCGCATGGGCGCGATCGGGGAAGAGCCCGATCGCGTGATTGCGCCCGAGAGTTACAAGCCGGCGCCGGCTTGGGCGACCGGGCTGGTCGAAGGCGCCCGCGACTACATCAAGCGGCCAGGCCAGACGATGACACCCAACCCGCACGATCCGGCGTCAGAGGAGTGGCAGGCCTACGAGGATTTTCGCAATCAGAACGCCGTCAACTTTGGCGGCGAGACGGCGCTCAATGCCATGGGCACAGGCGGTCTTGTCGGCGTACCGGCGCGAGCCGGCGAAGTAGTTCTGGCGGCCGGTGCCGGGCGCAAAGCAACGCCGAAGGCGGCGCCTAAGATGGGCAGT